TTGAGGAGTTTGAGTATTAGTTGTTGATGCTTGAGTAGCAGCAGCTTGTTGTGTACCACTTGTTGATGGTCCAGGTAATCCTAATTGAGGAGTTTGAGTATTAGTTGTTGATGCTTGAGTAGCAGCAGCTTGTTGTGTATTATTATCTGCAGGAGCTTCTGGTTGACCTTTAGCTTTTCCTTGCTTCTTTTTTCCACCATTGGCTCTATTTTTTTGCATTCTAGCTTGTCCATCAACAATTCTTTGTCCTCTTTCACTATTGGTATCAACTACTATATTATTACCATTCTCATCTTTTTTATTAAGTATAATAGTATCAGTACCAGTTAAGTTTTTTCCTTTTTTAACAGCTTTTTTAGCAGTTTTCTTATCACCAACAGACATAACAGCATCACCCATTACATTATTTGAGTTTATAGTTCTAGTTCTTGAAGCACCATTATATTGTTGTTGAGCTATTTCTGAATTTCTTGAAGTATTTCTAATATTTTTAATAGCACCGCCAATACCACCAGATTGCTGCATAAAGTTACTTGCATTTTGTTTAAAGTTGTTAAAACCACCAGTTTCTGCACCTGTAGCTTTAGCATTAGAGTTTACAGAGTTAATAGTTTTCTTAGCCATAGAGCCTGCAGCTACAGCGCCACCTACCAATGCAGCGCCACCTAATAATTTTTTAAAGAAACCTTCATTAAGCATAATATTTTGTAAATATTCTGATTCACTTAAAGGCTCATAACCATTTTCTTCACAACTTTCTAAGTAATAATTATATGACTCTAATATATAACTTTCACACATTGAAATTGTTTTTTGATCATTTGGGTCATCTATATCACATTGTGATAGTCTTTCAACACATTCTGCTAAAAGATATAATTTCATAAAATTTCACCTTCTCTAATAATTTATTAAATTAAATATACTTAGTATAAGAATTTGTTAAGGATTAATAAAAAATCAGTTTGTTCATAAAACAAACTGATTTTTAATTTAATTATTTGCATATCTTTCTAAAGTAGGTAATAAAATTCTTTTTAATTGTAATTGATTCTTACCATCTAAAACACAACCTGAAGCAAATGGATGACCACCACCACCATATATAGAAGCTATTTTAGTTAAATCAATATCATCATAAACTCTTCTAAAATTAATACTACCATATTTAAAAGATACATTGATTATATATTTAATATTAAATCTAGTATATATTTTTTTATTAATAATATCATTCTTAAGCATATCACAAATTAAAGAAACATTATCATCACATCTAATAATAATATATTGAATATCTGGATGGGTAAAACCATCTTCATCAATATGATCAAGAACTATTGAAGTGTTTAATACTCTATTATATTCTTTATTAATACTTTCTAATGTTTCATTAATAATAGTTTTTTCAGTCTTATTAAATGAAAAAACTATACTTTCCTTTTGTACTTGCATTAAAAAGAACTTAGTTCTTTGCATATGTGAAAATAATAGATTTAAATCTCTAGCCATTAAATTATTATTATTTTTCCATTCAAATGTATCCCAGTCATTAACATTTTTTAAATAACTTTCTAACCAAGCTTTTTGGTCATTTAATTTAGCATGCTCAAGACCTAATGTTGTGTTAGTCCATTCAATTGATTGTCTATTAGCACAAAAGTTATATAATTGTAAACTAGCACAATTGGTCATATCATTAAAATATTCTATCTTATCAAATAAAGTAAATATTTTATCTCTAAATGTTTTTTCACTATCTGCATGATGATCAATAAAAAATATCTTTTTAAATATACTTGAATAACCTTTATTAGGAGAATTTAAAAGAGTAGTAAATTTTTTAAAAGGATTTAATATATAATCTTCTAGATCTTTTCCTTTAAAGTTTAAATCAGTTATAAATAAATAATCATAAATTTTAGCACCATATTCATTATCAATATCAAAGAATTCTTTAATCTTATCATAATCATTATAACTAATAAAGTCATAATTAAAATTAATATTTTTTGTATTATAAAATTTTTTAAATACTAATCCACAACTAACTCCATCTAGATCATTATGAGTAAACACTTTAACTCTAATAGTTGATATATTAGAGATAGTTTCTATATCCCTCATATTCAAGTCCTCCTGTATTATATAAAGAATTTGAATCAGATCCATTGAAAAATGGTTTATCAAATAATTCAACCGAAGTAGGTTTATCAACAGCTCTGACTACATCTTCTATTTTTAGAATACAAGTTTGTTTCCTTATACCTAAATTAATAAATCCATTATTTTCAAAAAATCTAATTTTTGATTCTTCAGAAATATCTATTTCAGCCATATTAGCGGATAAACTAGTTTTAGCCATCTTTAATAAATCTTTAGCAAATCCTAAACCACTATATTGTGAACTAACATCAAATTTAGTAATAATATTATTACCATTTCTACTTTCTACTTCTACTTCTGCTATTTGATTATTAAAATTATCAAAAAATTTATAACCTTTAATTTTAATTCTATTAGACTTAGTAGTTCCACTATTATCATTATAATAACTATTATAAGATGATTCATAACTTCTTCTATTAAAATCCAATAATTGCATAGGTTTCATACATTCTTCAAAAGAAGAAATTTTATTAGCAGTTTTATTAAGAGAAAACTGTCTTCCAGCAGATAATTGTTTAGCTTTAACTCTTGCAATTCCATTTTTTGTCATACCACTATATTTACCTGAATTTGTTGATACTCTATTACTTGCTGATGGTGAAACTTCATATCCGCCTCTAGTTTTTGTTGGTCCGTTCACACCTGTAGATGTATGAACTGTTCTAACTCTTTTTATCTTAAACTTTGGACCTTCATTATATAATCTAAAACCAAAATCATTATACATTTTATAATCATCTCCCTTTTTAAATATTAATAACCTAATGTTTTTTAATATAAACTTATTAATTATTATTATTTTTTAAAATTAAATTTAATAATTAATATTATATTATTAGGTTTTTAAAGGAGGTAAATTAAATGAAATTAATGACTATGAAGCAATTTTTACAAAATCCTTCAGGAAGTTATTCTGCAAGTTTTGCAAGAAGAGACCTTATCATAGCTAATTTAGAAGATAGATTTTATAAATTATATAAAAAAAGAAAAAGTGATTTTAAAGTTAAAATCTTTAGAGGAACTAATAAAAATGATTATTTCTTTTATATTCAAGTTCCTAGTGAAAAATATGATAAAATTAATTATGATGTTGTTATACAATTTCTTCCAGTAGATATGAATTCTTTATCATCTACTACAATAGATAAGTATGCAATTAAAGTATTTAGTAATAGTTTAAATTTTACGTTTACATACTGCTACTGGTACAATCAAGATGATATAGTTGTAACACAGTTAAAAGATAAATTTTCTCCAAAAGCTCTTAAAGATAAACCTGTTGTTAAAAATAATGAAGGTATTTATGGATTTGAGAAATCTTGTTATTTTGCTATGTTATATATAAAATATAATGAATTAAATAAAAAAGTAAATATAAATAAAGCTTTAGATACTACAATGACTATTCAAAAATTAAAACCAACAATAAAAAGTGCTAATTCTAAAATTATTGAATATAACATGACTAAAAAAGCAAATGGTGATGAAAATAAGAAGAAAAAACAAACATTAACTAATCAACCATTTAAGTTCTAAGGAGAAAATATTGAAAAAATTAAATTATGAAGATGTTAAAAGTTATATTAATTCTACAGGAGAAACTTTAATCTCAACTGAATATAATAATTGTAAAGAAAAATTAAATATTAAGTGTAATAAATGTGGTAATATTTATTCTATTAGATTTTGTAATTTTAAACAGGGTAATAGATGTAATAAATGTTCTATCAAAGAAAGAAATGATAATAATAAACTTCTTTATGAAGATGTTAGAAATTATATTAATTCCACAGGAGAAGAATTAATTTCTAAAGAATATAAAGGTTGTAAAACTTCTTTACAAGTTAAATGTAAAAAATGTAATAAAATTTATAAAGTTCGTTTTAATGATTTTAAACAAGGAAATAGATGTTCTTATTGTAAAGCTTCAAAAGGTGAAGAACGAATTAGAGCATGGCTTGAAAATAATCATTATATTTTTGAAGAACAATATAAATTTGATGATTGTAAATATAAACGTTATTTACCATTTGATTTTAAATTAGAAGATAAGAATGGTAAAATAATTTTAATAGAATATGATGGAATACAACATTATCAAGAATCTTTTTATGGTAATAATTTAAAAGAACAGAAAAAGAGAGATTCTATCAAAGACAATTATTGTAATTCACATAATAATATTGATTTATATAGAATTCCTTATACGGAATTTAATAACATAGATTCTATTCTTAAAGATATTTTTAATAAATATATATTATAAATATGTCTTTGAGGACAAAATATATTTTAAAAGTTTTTTATAGGAGGAAAACTAATGGCAACTAAAGGATTGACTAATGAGGAATTAATCGAAAAGTACGACCAACCATTAACTAAAAATGAGGAGGGTATGTATGAATTTGCTGTATACGACCAAGAGAGTCACTGTATTATCATTAAATTCGATAAGATATTTAATAGAGATAGTATAAAACAGCATAATATTTTCAAGATACAACATAAAAGATATTATTCAGAAGGAACAGCTAATAGTTCAACTAAGCCAATGTTACCAACAATTTGTAATGATATTAATTATGTAATGAATCAAAACAATGATTCAATTAGATCTTATGCTTTATTTAGTACTAAAATAGCTCTTAAAGATAAGAAACCATATGAATTAGAAACGTTTAAAGAAGATGTTTACAAATTTATTGATGATATCAAAGTAGATATTGTAAATTACGTAGAAAGTAATTATGAACTTGATTTATCTGAAACTAATGAAAAGATTAATACAGATCTTCAAGTTACTGATGAAATGAATAAAATTTTCGTTGAATCAGCAGTAGCAATGAGAATTGTTATTCCAATTATTTGTGACTATACTTTAAATAATAAAATTAATGGAATATTCTATGATATCTTTAGAACTATAATGATTAAATTCACACAGCTAAATGAAGAAAAGAATAATCCTTTAACAAAATTAAGATCAGTAGTTCGTTCAAGAGTTGAACAAACAAAATATGCTAATAAAAAGATTTGGAAGTTTATTAGTAACTATACTACTGATATGAAATTAATTTGTGAAGAATTTAATGTACAGTTAATTGAAAGTATTATTCCAAAGTTAGATATTAATAGATCTGCAATTAAATATATTGACGTAGTCTTAAGAAAAAAGCTTGACTTTGCATTTACATTTAATTTTACGTTTGAGTTTAGACCATTAAGAAATCTTGAAAATGATGATGATACTGATGAAAGAGATAGACTTAATGAAACAATCTTCACAAATAGAAAGAATGAAGGACAATTAGTTCTTAATAAGTTAACTATTAAACAACATATCAGTCAGTATATTTATGATAATGATATTACTGATGATATTATTGATGAATTTAAAACTAATGTTCTTAAGAATAAGAATCTTAATAATATTCAAAATTATTTCTTATTCATAACATTTGGAAAGATCTTTGAAGTAAATGTTGCAACTGAAAAAGATCGTGTAATACTTCTTCATGAATTAATTCATGATTTAGAAGAAGATGGATTTATTGAACTTCCAAAGATTCTTAAATCAACAGTTGAAAATGAAATTGACATTAGAAACAAAGTTGGTGGAAAGAAGCTTAAGAGTCAAGATGGATTTTTAAAGATTATTAAAAAGTATGAAGATGTTGTAGATATTATTGATAATGATAATTTTATCATTAAGATGATTTCATTCAAAAATTATAGATATCTTGATAGCGAAGATAATCAGATTATTATTAATCCTAATAATTATGAAAGAGAAGTAATTAGTTTTATTCTAGCACTTTAATTTTAATAAATATTCCTTAAGGTTTTATAAATAAAAACCTTAAGGAATAAATTTTTATATGGAGGTGAAAAAATGATAAATAATAATTATGATTTTACCGTATATGAATATTTAAAAAAGAATATTAAACTATGTTATTTAACTACTGATAAATCTGAAACTTATATAAGATGTCCTTATTGTGGTGATAGTACAAATCTTAATCATGCTCATTTATATATTAATAATCAACCACCATTTAAATACTTTTGTCAAAAATGTTCTGTAACAGGAATTGTTGATAATAAGTTTTTAAGAGATATTGATTTATATGATCCCGAAGTTATTAATTATGTAGTTCAAAGTAAAAATAATTATATTAAAAATCTTAATAAAAAATATGGTAATAACTTTTTAGAAATATTCAATAAAAATTTTGATATATTACCAAACCAATATAATAAAAAAGAATTAGAAAAAATAAAATATATTAATAATAGACTAGGTATAAATATTAATGAAGAAAGTCTTATAGAAAAATATAAGATAATCTTAAATGTTGAAGACTTCTTTAACAATAATAAACTTCAAATGAATCAATTCTATAAGAAAAATTTATCTAAGTTAGAAAATAATTATGTAGGATTCTTATTAAATGATAATAATATGATTTGCTTTAGAGATATTACTGGCAAACAAAATGAAAGATATATTAATAAAAAAATATATAGTGAGAATATATTGCAAAGTAGAAAATTCTATACTATAGGAAATGAAATAAATCTTTCAAGAGAAGTTTATAATATTTATTTAGCCGAAGGAATCTTTGACATATTAGGTATATTTAATCATTTATATGATTGTAAACAAAATGATAATGACTTATTTATATCATGTAATGGAAAATCTTATAACTTTGTATTAAAATATCTTCAGACATTAGGAATTCTTAATTGTAATATTAGCATATTTTCGGATAAAGATGTTTCAAAGAAAAAGATAATTGAACTATTACATGGAAATTATCTTACAAAATTTAATGGCGTTACTTTATATTATAATAATATTGGAAAGGATTATGGTGTTACTAAATCAGAAATAGAATTATCCAATCCAATTGAAATTTAGGAGGAAATATAAATGATTGAAAATATAGAAAAAATTCTAAATGCTAAGAAAATCCGTTATGAATATATGGATAACTTATTTAGAAAATATAAGAGTGTATTAGCTGAAGGTTCTGTAATAAATATATTTATAGACTTAGCTTCTACAATCAAACAATTATATAACCCTGAAAGCATTAAAGGGCTTTCAGGTATTGTAAATAAAAAGGATAAATATGCAATATCTTCTATATTGTTGAATATGATTGGACATTATAGACATTACTTTGCAAGTAGACATAGATGTTATACTAATATAATATTCATGTATAATTCAAAGATTGATAATCAGATTAAAGATATTAATCCAGATTATAAAAAGACTTATTATGAAAAAAGATTCTTACTAGATAATCCAGTATTTAGTGATTTAAATCTATTATTAAAGGATAATTATAAGATGATGAAAACAATTATTGAATATCTACCAAATGTTTCTTTTGCAGATAGTTCATATTGTGATTATCGTAGTATATTTCCTTTTATGATTGAAAAAGAAGAATTTAAAAATAATCTAAATATTATATTAACTACTGATAAGCAAATGTATCAGAATACTTTATTAGGAGAGACTATTATATTAGAACCTAGAGGAGATAAATCTCGCATTATTACTTCTAATTATATTATTAAGATTTTATTAGGTAAAAGTAAAACTATTGAAAAACATCCTGATTATTTAACAATTAATCCAGAAAATGTTATATTAATTGAAAGTCTTATATCCCATAAAGATTTAGATACAATTGGTATAAAGAACTTTAGTTATTTAAAAGCAGTAGCTTTTTTATGTAAAAATAATATTGATATTAATAAAATTATATTTAATATTGCTTCTATTAATGAATTATTTAAAAATATTTTAACTGAAGAAGAGTTAAATAAAGTTATTGAAAATTTTAAAATATATAATAACTTTTATTTAGCTTCAAAATATGAAAATGATTTAAATATTATGTATCCATCATTTATAAAGTCTATTAATGATTATTCAGAATTAAAGAAAGTTAATGAAACTTTATATTCTAAAAATCCATTAACATTAGATTTCTTCTTTGATGGAGAATAAAATTTTAAATTTTATAAATAATAATTAATTATTAATTTTCAAGGAGGAATCTATTATGATTGTTAAAAGTGGTAAATTGTATCGACATTTTAAAGGCGGTATTTATAAGGTAGTCTGCGTTGGATATCATTCAGAAACTAATGAAAAGATGGTAGTTTATAAGGATATTGAATCTAATAAAGTTTGTATTAGACCTTATGACATGTTTACTTCCGATGTAGATAAGGAAAAGTATCCTAATGTAAAACAGAAGAAGAGATTTGAAAGGATCAAGAAAAGCCGTAAGTTAACAAAAAAATTCCGTGATCATTCTTGTTCTGATTTTGATATTTCGGAAAATTCTAATAAGAAATTTTATGAATCAGGAATTCAGGATGGTAAAAATCTCCTAAAGTGATTTAATAAAAATGACCCATAAGAGTCAAGAACTCTTATGGGTTATATATATAAAAACATTCTTAGGAGGAATAACTTATATAAATTAATGTTATTATAAAGGAGAAATATTATGATAATTAAGTATAAAATGATTGATACTGATATAAAGGACATTGAAAAGGTTATGAGTTATATTAATACAGATATTGATAATCTTTATCTAGTTCAGGGGGTTAAAGATAAAAGCTTAGAAACATATAAGGTTTTCTTAAAAGAAAATGATCTTGAATATTGTAGAAATTTCTCTGGATATTCATTTGTAAAATATAAAGAAGATAGTTACTTAGTAAGTAAAGACTTCTTAAATGATTTTCAAATAATTGACAGATTACTTAAAAGAAACTATGTGGGGTGAGAAACATGAACTATTCTAAAATTTATTATACAGATGTTATTAATGGAGATGGACTAAGAGTATCTCTGTTTGTTAGTGGATGTACAATTCATTGTAAAGGTTGTTTTAATGAAGATGCTTGGGACTTTAATTCTGGAAGAGTCTTTACAGATTTTGAAAAAGATTTAATTTTAGATCAAGTATTTAATACTAAAATTTATTACAGTGGAATTTCATTACTTGGTGGAGAGCCATTAGATAATATTATAGGTTTATTACCATTAATGGAAGAATTTAGATTAAGAAATTTAACTGACAATAAGAATGTATGGATTTGGACTGGTTATACTTTAGAACAGATTGAAGAGAATCCTAATATGAAAAATTTCTTATTAAAATATTGTGATAAAGCTGTTATTGGACCTTTTATTGAAGAACAAAAGGATTTAAACCTAAAATTTAGAGGTAGTAAAAATCAAAAAGTTTATACTATTGATAAAGAAAATAAAACATTTTTAGCTGATAACAATTATTAAATTTATATTATATCAATGTATAAAAATAAATTATTTTGGAGGAATTTTATATAATGAGTAATATTATGAGAGATATTTATGTGACACACGGTGATAAGACAATTAAATTTGGTACATATCTTTTCAAAAGTGAAAGTTATGATGAAAATGTTAATAAGCTACTTTTAAGTAATCAGCTTTCTGTTGAAGGCTTCTTAAAATATATAGAGAATGAAGAAACTCAGAAGATTATTAAAACTAAAGTAGATCAAACTGGTAATTCAGCTTTATATGATAAATTAAAGGATGAAATTAAAACTAAAGTTATTAATTATTTTCATAAATATAGAAATAGAATCTTTAAAGAAAGTTATAGATACCAAAAAGTAAGATTTGAAAAAAATTTTCCTTTTGAGAAATATACTTACTATATTGATTATTGTCGTTATTATACTGAAAGATCTCTTCCAGAAAACTTTAAGATTTTAATTCCTGCTAATAGTTTTTATTATCTTAAAGTCACTGATGGAATTGTTAATAAAGTAATTCGTAAATATTCAAGTGATAGAAATAATTATAGAGAATATACTCCTCTAAGTGACAATCTTGAATATTTTAAAGTTACTTATTAATTTAAATAAAGAGAATAGCTAAATAAATAGCTATTCTCTTTATTTTTTTTTAGGCTTTAATAATAGATTCATCAAATTCATTATTATTCATATCTATTAATTTATTATAATTCTCTTTAATATCTTCTGAAATATAACCTTCATATTTATTTACAAAAGCATTTACATCTCCAAATATACTTTCTAATTTAATAAATATTTTTCCAGCATGAACTAACTCATGAGCAGTTTTTGATAGTTTTACTAGACCAACTTGATTTAATTCATGAAGCTTTAATACTTCATAAGCAATGTCTAAAGAAGTAAAATTTTCATTATTCATTAATCTTTTATTAATACAAATTTCTACAATATCATAAAGAGTAAAAGGATAATGATGAAATTCAAATGTAACTCCATCAATACTATCTGAAAGATTTCCAAATATAGCACAATTATGTATACCTATTTCATTATTTAAATGACCTATATAGGTTTTATATTCATTAGACATTCTTATTTGTCTTTCAATATTCTTTATAAACATTTTCATTTCTTTACTATCAGACCATTGATTAAAATAAAAACTTCCAATAATATTTTTACTATCACCTTTTCTGGCAATTACTACATCATTATCTTTATTCATAGAAATTATGTTATTAACCTCATTAGGTTTATTAATCTGTTTCATTTTGTATGCTCCTTTATATAAAATTAAGAGAATGACTAATAATTTAGTCATTCTCCTTTTTTTAGAATCTATACTTAAAATAATTATCCATATTACTAACCACAGAATTCTTTAAGAATAATTTAAGAGTTTCATTGCCTTCTTTAATTGAAAGTAATTTATTAGCTCTATCTACTTCTACATTTGAATAATCTTCATTAATATTAAAATTAAGAGATTCACAAATAGCATTAATTCTTCTATCTTCCTTAGTTACATATTCTGCTAAATCAGCCATATTAAAATTAATAAGACCTTCATTAAGTACATTATTATCATATGACTCAGAAATAGTTCTAGTCATATAAGCTTTATCATGTGATGGAATAGTTCATTACCATCATTATTCTTCACATAAGGTCGTTAATCTTATGCAGTTCTCTTATGAACTTCTCTAGTTTTATTTATATCTAGAGTTGAGACTATATCTTCATAGAAAATATTTCTATGCTCCCCATTTCGATTTAATCAGGAATTACTGAATTATTACTTCATACCTGAACCACTTGGCTCTACTCTACTCTCTTCTTCAATTATTCGTTAAGAATAATTTATGATTTCGATAGTCGTTGAACGTTTATCTTAATAATTCTTAAGATACTTCGCTGCTGATTATCCTTATATAAAGGAGTTTCCAGCAATTAAAGGAGTTTATACTGAGCAACTTTTTATCCATCGATGAAAAAATAATTTTTAACCACCGATAAATACTTCTACCCAGTCATATGCTACAATCATTAATGGTCCATATACACGGTTATATTGTCCTTCTTGCTTAATAACATTTCCAAGTGCTCTCATAGAAAATGAAACACGAGAGCCTTGTCTAATCAATCCTCTCATGTCATAACCTGTAGCTGTTTGTGCAGTTTCTACAATACCTTTTAAGAGGTTTCCTTCCCAACTAAGAGAAGTTACAATATGACTAATATTTGTCTGATCTATATAAGACTGACGATGGATATCCGTCGATAACGGATGCCCTGCTTCGCCGAAAAAACATTTATTAGCAATTTTTTCTTTTACAGTTGGATTATTTAAAGCATCTGATAAAACATCTTTACCATAAATACGTTTATTTCTATTTGGAGCATCAGCTTCTTGAAGAATTGCTTCAAATGTAATTGATTTATTATCATCCGCTAAAATAGAAGGTGTAGAAGAATTAAATTCTTCACAAACAATAAATCCTTCACTATTATTCATTATTTATCAATCCTTTCATTAATAAAATATAATACACTGTTTCTTTATATAATATTTTAATGCAAAAAAAAAATAAAGTCATAAGGAAGAGATTTACTCTTCCTTATGACCATTTAAATTAAATATGATTATTATAATAAATTACAAACACTAAGAACTTCTGTTTTATTAGGATAATAACAATTTTTAATTCTTTCAAAGAATTTAATAATATTATAATCCTTATCATCTAATATTACAGCATTACCACTATCTTTTTCAATAAAATTGAATTGATATGTATTATTATTAGAATCATATGAAATAGATAAATTAGTATAAAATGTTAATGTTGTTTGACCTAAACCATCTGGTCTAATAATATCATCTGGTGTTAATGGTCTATTTTTTAAATCTTTTTTCTTAATATCAGAATATTCTTTGCTGTAAACAGGAGCAGGGACTAATAAATCAAAATGATAATTATATACTAAATCAAGTATACCATTATTCATATCTAATTTAGAACGATTATAACTACCTCCAATAATTTTTCCAATAAACTGTTCCTTAGTTGAAAAAGCATATTTACCAAAATAAACTTGTCTAATATTAAGATCAAAAACTGCTAGTTTTAAAGCAATTTCATTAATAGTTTTTTGTACTTCAATAGGATTAGTATTAATTTTTTCTTTTTCAAAAATATTAATAATCATCTTTTTATAATTATTATAATTACTAATTTCTGGATTTTTAATAGAAGCATGATAAAACATTTTTCCATTAAAATTCTTTAAATCAAGATTAATACTTTCTTCTAGCTTTTCTTTATTATTTAAAGCTTTAGAAGAATCTTTTAAGTAATTTTCATATTCCTTAAAAAGTAAAAAACCATCCGTACAAATTGAATTTCTTGTCATTGACATAAAAATAATCTCCTTTATAATAAAAATAATTTGATAAATTTAATAAATATTTATCACAACTATAATATATACTTAAAAACTTTTTATTATAAGAAATAATAAAAGAGGTGATAACTTTGGATTATAAAACATTTTTAAATGAATCATGTAAAGATATTCAAACAGCAAGAAAATTTGTTTCTGAAGTTGGAAAATTAGCTAAAAAATATGATGCTAATTATTTTATAGTAACTGATGGAGAATTTAAATATTAAAAAATCGCATATAGGATATACCTATATGCGATTTATATTTTATTTAAAATAAACTTAGATATCATAACCGTTATCTAAATAAGCCATGTAATAGCCTTCTAAATAAGCTTCAGTTTCATCATCATAATCATCATAATCATAATCATCATAATCTTCATCATAATAATCATAATCATCATAACCCATATCTTCTAAAGCTTCATAGAAACCTTCAAGATAAGCTTCGTTAAGATGTTTTCTACTATTATTTATATAAGATGAATGACTTATTTTTTTAGTTGGATATACTGCACCTGCTGCAGCAGCACCAGTAACGGCTGCACCTGCGGCAGCAATAGCTAATTTATTATATTTTTTAGCTAAAGCTACATACTTTGCTTTTTCTTCTTTATTCTTTGTCTGTTCTGCTAATTTCGTATACTTTTTTGCCTGTTTTTTAAGCATAACTGCACTTGATGCACCTGCTGCAGCAACACCAGCACCAGCACCTACAGTAATTTTTCCTACTTTACCACTAGCAATATCACGTACTTTTTTACTTCTGTCTATTTTCTTTTCAAGTTTTTCATAATCAATTTGATCTGCAGCTTCAGCTAAAACCATATCTAAATAATTCATATTATTACCTACTTTCTTTTTAAATTAAAATTAATAAATATTTGTTAATATTTTAAATATTCTATTTCTTCAAGAGCATCACAATATCCTTCTAAAAAACCTTCTGTAAGCTTAGTTTTAGCAATTTTAGCTTGTCTAATAGCTCTATTATTAATTCTTTTAGCATCAATATAAGGAGCATATTCTGTTGATGCTCTAGCTGCCGTAATTGCTCCAGCACCTAATGCTAAATGCTTATATTTTTTTGCCATAGCTTCATACTTTTTTCTTTCATTTTCATTTTTTGCTTGTTTTGCTAATTTCTTATATTCTCTATATTTTACAGTTGCTAAAGCAGTGGTTGTTCCACTAATAGCAGATTTATTAGCAACTCTAGAAAGTCTTCTAGCTCTATTATTATTAAAAGTTTTTTTATTTTTTTCATTAGATAATTGTGCCACTTGTCCTAAAGCAATTTTTTGTTCATATTTTTTCTTAATTGGATCATTTGTTTTAAGAGCATAATTTTTTGAACTTTCATTTAAATTATATAATTCTAAATAATTCATATTAATCACTACTTTCTTTTTTATTAATATTCCAAATATTCTATTTCTTCAAGAGCATCATAATATCCTTTCAAATAAGATTCTTCTAAAGGAACTACTTTACCAGCATCAGTACGATATGTTAATTTTCTTTTTAAATCTAAATATTGTTTCCTATTTTTTCTAGTAGCACCATTAATACTTTTATCTACAACATGACTACCAATAGCAACTCCTGCACCAGCAGTACCTGATATTTTTAAGGCTCTAATTCTTTTTTCATATTTTTTTACTAAAGCTTCATATTTTGCTTTTTCTTTCTTATTTTTTGTTTCTGATGCTAATTTTTTATATTTATTATATTCTCTTTTTGCAGTAACAAGATCAATAGCGCTAATTGCAGCTAAACTGCCACCAAAAATTTTGCCAGATTTTGAATATATTTTTTGTTTGTCATTTAATTTTTCAAGTTTATTTTTTTTATGAGCAACTTTATGAAATTCATCAAATTCTTTTTTATTTTTCTCTTTAAATTCTTTATAATCCATTATAAAATTCTCCTTTCTTTATAATTATTATTATATCTATTTGTTTTTGTCAACATACACTTATACATTTTATAAAAAGAGGTGAATAAAAATGTCTGAATTATCTAATAAACAAAGAAATTCTTTAAATAAAAATACATTTGGAATTCCTTCTTTAAGAAAATATCCATTAAATGATAAAGATCACGTACAAAAAGCAATACAGATGTTTCATCATTGTCCCATAGAATATAAAAGAGAATTAGCACATAATATTAATAAAAATGCTAAAAAATATGATATTACTATTTCTCAAAATTCTCCTATTTATAATTATTTAAATGAAAGTGAACAAGTTGAAATAGATTTAATGAATGATATTTATTTATTAGAAGAAGATTTATATTATAATGAAGCTTTTGGAATGAATGAAGATGAAGCTAGAGGTACAGTAGACACTGCAATGCAATTATGGAAAAAGAGAAAAAAATTTGTACAAAATAATAAAGATAAACAAAGATTAGTTACTGATATTAGAAACGAAAAACTATCTCTAAGTTCTTTACAAACTAGAAATGATTATTTGTCTATTATACAAAGAGCAAAATCTACTATAAATACTATGAATAAAAAATTATCCACTGGAGAATATCAAAATGCTAAAACAATCAAAGGAAAAGGATATAATACTGGTGTAAATGGTGCAGCTAAAACTGTTGGAAAATTAGCAGGTACAGTAGCTGCAGGTGTAGCAGTCGGTGCAGTTGCTGGAGGAGCTTTAGGTAAAAGATCTGCTAATAATAAAGGTAATGGTAGAGTTGTAAGTACTATGAAAAAAACTACAGGAGCAGTAGCAGGTGCTGTAGCTCTAGGAACTGTTGGTTCAATGGTTGGTAAAGGAATGGTTGTTTCAGATAATTTTAAGAAAAATAATACTAGACATAGAGATGATCCAGTTAGAAAACAAGCAGATCGTTATATTAATTTTGTAAATGATTTTTATAGTGAAATAATTGATATGATTCCTAGCTCACAACAACAAAATAATGAGGGAGAAGGTGAACAATAATGGGTAAATTTATACAAGAAGATTCTATAGAAAAAAAGGTTCTTTCTAATTATTTTGATAATTATTTAGATACTACTGAAAGATATTCTAAATGGTTACAAGGTTCTCCAACATTTGTAACATATTATTCAATTAATTTAGAAAGTTCTACACAAGATCAAGGTCTTAATAATGTAATGGAAGTAGTAGGTGGAGAATCACCTATTAAATATAATAAAATTGAAGATTTTCCTATATATCTTGAAGGAGAAATGAATTTCTCAACTAATTTAGAAGAAGATGCTGGTTTTGATAGTGAGTCAGAAGGTTCTGCAATAATTCTTCCAGGAACTATAGTACCTCAAAATGATGATTTAATAGTATTTAATATATTAGAGAAAAATTATATTTATAGAGTTGCTAATGTAGAATTTTCAAATACAAGTATTAGAAAATTTTATAAAATTAGTTTCTTTGTGTCTCCTTTTGATATTGAAACATTAGAAAGTAGACAAGTTAAAGATGAATATAGTGTTATATATAATAATATAGGAACTGAAAATGATCCAGTAATATCTAAAAAAGAATTTACATTTTTAGATGATATCGATAAGATTATTGATTATCTTTCAGAAAGATATATAAGATTTTATTATGATAAGAAAACAAATTCTTTTGTATATAATCTTGATAAAATGAATATGACTATTCATGATTTCTATAAAGATAATGGTATATATGACCCTAAATTAGCTTTATTTATAAAAAGAAATAATTTATTTATTAATAAGAAAACATTCTTAAAAAATATTTATGTTGAATGTTTATTACAGAATAGAGATTTAGATTATGAAAATTCTATTTATTCATTATTTGAAACTTTAGATTTAGATGAATTTAAATATCCTTACTATTATTTTATTAATATTAATGAATCAGTATTTATGTTAGTTCAAGACAAATTCCATGAAGTTGTTCATAATCCTGTTGATATTTATAATAAAGGTAATAAATTATTAAATGATAAGTTTAAATCTGGAAAATTTACTTCTATTGATTTAATTAAATATACTAAGGATATTAAATTATTAATTGATGATCTTCCTATCAATGAAAAGATAATGATTATTTATTTACGTTGTAGGATATATGAAGAACAAAATAATATAACGGATTACTTAGAAGATATAGTTAATTTAGCTAAAGATGTTAAAGTGGATAAAAATTTCTATACCTATATACAAATCCCTTGTATAATTTATATTTTAAAAGAAATTAAAAATATTATTATGCATAGTACAAACTATATTAAATAAAGAAAGGGTTGAATGTTATGTTTAATTCATTAAGAGATGAACTTGATAAAATTTCATTAATGGAAAGTGATGATTTAGAATATTATAATGATTACACTGTTGATGGAGATGAAGGAGCAGCTGATGATGAGCTTTATGATGATCTCGAAGAAGGCGAAGAGGAAGAAGACTTCGATGATTTAGATGATGGTGAAGCAATCAATGAAGCAATTGATATGATTATTAACGAAATGCTTGTAAACGAATCTTATGATGATTATGAATCTGATGATTATGACTATGATTATGATGATTATGATTATTATAATGAATCTGATGACGAAGATGATGACTTTGATGATACAGAATTCGATGACGATTATGATTCTGATGAATTTGAAGATGATGATGACGAAGTAGATATGGACTATGGTGTTGTTGGTGATGGAAAGTCTGTTAAAGGTGATCCTAATGATGATGAATATGATGAAGTAGATATCGGTGGAGTTACAAATTCTATTCATGGCGATGTTGATTTAAAGGAAGATATCGATGATGACGAAGATGATGACTTAGATGAATTATTAGAAGCTATTTGTGGTGATGAATGTTCTAATGCAATTCGTGCTAATGCTCATGATATTTATGGTGACAGTGCAGATATGCCTGATGATGATGTTCCTCCTGCTCCACAGTATTCAAAGTTATATGCTAGAAATAAGATTGGTGGAGTTTATGATAACTATGGTAGAGATGATTATAATACTTTTGGTAAGAATTGTTTTAGCCGTGATGTTATGAATTCTATGACAGTTGATGATGATGCATATGATGAAGAAGGTAATGATTACGATCTTTATGCTTCTGCAGGTAACATTTATGATGATGATGAAAATGAAGAATACTATGGCATCAGAAATAAAGTTCAGACTAAAAACCTATTTGGTAGACATAATATAGATAATATTAATTATGCACAATTAGGTGATCGTTTTAGTGGTACAGGTGATGCTTTAGATGAAAGTATTGCTACTTTCTTAAGTTCATTAGATTAATTTAAAATTATAAGAAAGGAGTAAATTTTAAATGAAAGTATGTATATTAGATGAAGGATTTATTCCAGGTTTAGGTAGAGGACCTTTTAAAACTCCTATTGAAATTAGTGAAGATAAATATGCTTTATATAAAAGAATGGGTTTACAAATTATTAATGCTACAAAGACAGTACCTATCGCTGAAAGCGGTGTAATTAATAAGTTTCCTAAAAAGAAAACTGAAATTAATATTCCAAAGGTAGAAGAAAAGTTAGTAGAAGAAGAAGTTAAGGAAGTAATTCCTGAAACTACTGTTGCTGAAGAAGTTGTAGAAGAAACTGCTACAGAAGAACCAGTAGTAGAAGAAGTTAAGGAAGTAATTCCTGAAACTACTGTTGCTGAAGAAGTTGTAGAAGAAACTGCTACAGAAGAACCAGTAGTAGAAGAGACTGAAGAAGTTGTAGATCTTAATAATTTAACTAAGAAAGAACTTATTGATCTTTTAACTGAAGCAGATATCAAGTGTAATAATACTATGACCAAGAGTCAATTAATTGAATTAGCAGAAGCTAATCTATAAAAAAAATAAGCCTTAACACTATTATAGTGTTAAGGCTTTTTAATTTACTTTTTAAAATTATAATATTTGATCATCAAATTTTTTTCTTTAGCTTTTTCTAAATATTCTTTAGAAAATGGTGTATTATATCCAGTCATTGGAATAACTACTAAAGCATTATCTATATTATTTGAATGATCTATGTAGTCATATATATTACTAAGTTCATCATCAATTATTAAAGATACTTTTTCAATATCTTTAATAGATTCAGATTTAGTTTCAGTCATACCAGTAAATATAATTTCTACATCTTTAATAATAGGTAAAAATAATTTTTTAATACAATCCTTTTTAGCATTCATAAATTCTTCAAAAGTTCTTGTAACAATGTATATCTTATTAAATTTAAAATGATTATAATTAAACATATCAATTAAAGCATTTACTAAAGGTGTTTGCATTACATATTGGTAGAAGGTTTTTTCACGGAAGTAAGCTTCCATGATAAAACCTCTAGCCACCAAATAATCTTCATTTGATAAATCTTTTCTACAAAGCCAATCACCAAAGTTATAAGTGGGTCTAGTGAGAGGATAATAGAAATCTTTATCATAACTATAATTCTTTGGAATTAAATTCATATTGATATATGGTTCAAATACTTTAATATTCTTTACAATACAATTAAACCAATAATTAGTTGTAAAGGTTAGCACATCATCCATATCAATTACCATTGAGCCAGGCTCTATTTTACCTAATTTTTCCATTTAATTTTCTCCTTTTTAAATCTTAATTATATTTGTAGGAATTAAGTTATCATTTATTTTAGGTGTTTGAATATTAAGACAATCAAGAATAATAACTCCAGAATTAAGATGATCAAATACCATATTATCAATATTTAAGAATGGTCTAATAAATACTGGAATTTCAGTTACAGTTTTAGGAATACTAATTACATTAATAATTCCATCTTTAACTAATAACTTTTTACTATTATTATCTTTGTCTTTATAACTTAAATCAAAAGCTTCACTCATTCTATTTAAGAATACTTCCAATTCTTCATCATCAATAGTAATATCATTCTTAATTGCATAATCTAAAATAGTTTCTCTTATTAAATCATAATCTTCTTCAATAATTACTTTAACTACATTAACATTAGTTGGAAGAGTTATTTCATCTTCAGGGAATAAAGTATTCCAAGTTAAAACACCTCTTACTTGCATAACATTAGCTGGAATAGCATAACTTCCGATTTCATTAGCTCTTGAAGGTAAAGTAAAAGTAATTTCTCCTTTATTGAAAGAATTCTTAATAACATCTATTAGATTAAAATACTTTCTAATGATATTACTATAATTAATTTCTTTAGCAAGAATAATATCATCTTTAAGAATATTAGTAAAATATTCACTAACAAACTTATTTGTGTTAGATTTCTTAATAGCTAATCCTTTAAGATCAATTTTCTGCTTTTTAATAAGTCTTCCTTCTTGCATTAATACTGAAGAAGCATAACTCTTTTTATTCTTAGTTAAAAGTAATCTTGAAAGCATAAATTCATTTTTCATATTAATTAAAGGTCTATACTTTTCTTCAACATTATGAAGTTCACCAAATCTTAAATAAGCTTCGTTAATTACCTTAGTAATTAAATAAGTGATACAGTTAATTGAGCTAATAATCATTTCATTACTATCATCAACTTTATCAATAGAATTCTTAAAATATTCATATGCAGGTTTAAGATATAAGAAATTTGAGTCTGTATCAACAGTAAGAACAGATTTTCTCTTACCTTTTTTACAATAGTTATATTTATTAATGTCTATATGATTATAGAAAACCCAATCTTTAACATAAAACCAAATATCTTCAAGAATATTTTTATTTTCTTCTGAAGGATTATTAGGATCTAAGAAAGGTTCTTCATTATTAAATATATCTTCAAAGTTTTTAATTAATTCTGAGTCAGTTAAAAATTCATAAAGATTATTTTTATAATAAACTTTATTAATTTCTTCTTGAGACAAATTATCAATATAATTCATTATAGCTTCATTATCTCTTAAGTCTAATTGAATTTTATATAATTCATCTCTATCATAAAAATGATCATTAAACCAATCAATTAAAAAATCTTTAGAAATTCCCTCAAATTCTATTTCTGATTCATATTCTTCATTAAGAATATTTTCAATATAAGTTACAACATCACTCGGATCATATAAATGAAAATTATTTCTTAAGAACTTTTCAAATGTATCAATCGCTGTCATAATTATCTCTTCACCGCTTGAAGTAACTGACTCACCACAATCTAAGTCTCTAAAGATACTTCCATTAGCGGTTAACACACCATAATATGAATTCATTACACTAGCTTTATATGTCTGCTGAATAGCATCATATCTTTTCATAATGGTCGGATCTTCATCATTGATGTGCTCAAATTTTTTAGCTTTAGCAGCTTTTCTTCTTTTACCAGTAGCATCCAACATTTTACTTTCCAAAGCTTCTTTAACAGAATGTTGAATATAAGTTGTTCCATATTTTGTGATTACTGGTTTTGCTTTATCAAGAGATCTTTCCAAAGCATTGATTGATGGATATTTGTCATCATTGATTTGATCAAAATATTTAACTTGAACTGTGATATTATCATCCTGATAATCTCTTTCATCAATAATATCTTCAAGTTTACTTTCAATTTCTTCTTCACTTTTGTCTGGAAAAGATCTCTTAAGAAATTGAATCATTTTTGATTTATAGTCTTCTAATTTTTTACTAAGCATTTAATTATTCCTCCTTTTATATAAATGCATAAATATAATATATAAATATACTTTTTTGTTATTTTTGAATTTAAATAGATGGGAAATTAACAATAATTTATTATATTTATAATAAAATATATTTTATTACGAAGGGAGCTATTAAAATGTCTCAATTTTTTGATAACTATAATGCAGATAGTGTAATTGAATACATGAACGAATCTTTTGACATCATTTATCAGAATGCACATGCAGGAGAAAATGCTGCACTTAATGAAGCTAACGTAATTAAGTTAGATAATCAGACTATGAAGAAGAAGATGATTCGTAGAGCTGAATTGGCAGCTGCAAAGTCAGCGGACGATCCTTTATATCATAAGTATGTTAAGCATAGTAAGCTTAGAAAGCAGTATAGAAGACAGATTCATGATAAATATAATTCTAAGGCTAATATCATCTACAAGCAGTGGGTGGCAGCTAACAGAGGTTAATAATTGAAAGTGTTATAACGATTTTTCGTTATAACACTTTTTTTATTTATTTTTTATTTATAATTTTAATTTATTATTTTAAAATATATATTATAAAAATGTAAATATTTAAATTTTAATTATAATTTAAATATTTAATTATTAACTATAAATAGGAGGAAGCTAAAATTATGATTAGCAAAAATTTAAAAATTAATGTAAATGATCTATTTAATGATCCAGATGAAAGTAAGTATGAAGAATTAATGAATGAAATTTCAACTTATATTACAGAGGACATTGAAAGAAGACATGAAACTTGTTTGGTATCATTTATGGGAGAAAAATTAAAAGAATTACCTTTGGGACAGACTTTAACTTATCTAATAATTCTTGAACCATTTTATGTTTATAGTGAAGATATTAATGTTGATGTTATTCCAGATGTAAGTAATATTAATGAAATTGAAAAGTATTATGATTGGTGTATTGATTATTTTGGTATTCAATTAGGTAATACTGATATTGGTGAAGTTCTAGTAGATATTATTGATAGACTTAACCAAATTACTTGTGATATGACACAAAGTTTTGGACCAACATTTGATTTACACACATTTATTAAAATTGCTGAAAGAAATAAAAGATTTGCAGAGATTTTGTATGAACCAGATAAGTTTGTTAAAGAAAATGAAGGTAATCTAACTGCTGAAGAAATTGTAAATCATACTCATGATATTATTGATGAAGTTCAAGAATGTATCATTAATGATCCAGATAATAATTTTAAGAACTTTATTACTTCTGGAGCAGGAATTAACTCAAAACAGCTTGGGCAGGTTCTTGGTTATATTGGTCTTAAGCCAGACCTTAAAGAGAAAATTATTCCAAGATCAATTGATACAAATTTCTGTATGGGATTAAGAAATATTACTGATTTTTATATAAATGCAGTAGGCTGTCTTAAAGCTCTTATCACTGTTAAAATTCAAACTAAGAATTCTGGTTATCTTACTAGAAAGCTTCAGATACTTCTTAATGATGAATATATTTCTGATGTAGATGATTGTGGTACAAAACACTTACTACCTTTTACAGTAGAAAGTAAAGCACATCTAAATCATATAAATAATCTTTATTATTCTAAGAAGTCTAATGGAACAAAACTTTCTAAAATTAATAGTGATACAAATAAAGATCTTATTGGTCAGACAATTTATTTAAGAACTCCTATCACTTGTGCTTGTAATAATGGTATTTGTAAAAAGTGTTATGGAGATATGTATAAGATCAATCAGAATATGAATGTTGGTTTGATTGCTGCATTAACTATTACTAATATGATTACTCAAACAAATCTTTCAGTAAAGCATCTTCTTCAGGCTGTTGTATTAAATAATCTTCATCCAGATCTTCTTAAATATTTTAATATTGAAATTGATAAGCTAAGTATTAAAGATGAATATCTTGATAAGATTAGTTTAGCATTTAATAGAGATATTAGTTGTGATAATCCTAATGGTGAATATGAAGTAAGAACTATTACTGTAATAGATGGTGATGAAATAATTGATATTGAAAATCAAATTCTATTTAATGTTAATCCAGAGATTAATGAACTAATTACTTCAGATGTTAATAAAGATTTAGATAAATATGTAGTTAAAGGTAAAAAGCTAAAAGACTTTGATTATATTTTTAATTATTCAGTTGAAAATAATTCATTATCTGGTCCTATGCTTAAGTTAAAAGAAATTATTGAAAAGAATGAGTTTATTAAATCTCATGATGCATTTGAATTGTTTAATAAGATTGTAGAAATTCTTATTGAAAGTAAAAGTAAAACTGATTATATTCATATTGGTGTTCTAATTAAAAATCTAATGAAAGTAGAAGGAAATAGAGAATCATTTACTAATAAGGAATTTCCTGAATATACACTTTATTCTGTTCCTGATGCTATTCATTATTGTTCAAATAGTATTTCTAAGCCATTACTATTTGAAAGAATCAAGGATCAGTTGTTACTTGATAAATACGGTACATTAGATAAGAGAGGTTACTCTAACTACGATGTACTATTGAAGTAATTTTAAAGAGGTCGAAAGAGGGAATAATCCTTCTTTCGACTTAAAATTTAAATTTAAATCTAACAAATTTATATTTAAATTTATAAAATTCGGAGGTTAAATATGGTTGAAATAAGTGAACGTAAAATTACTTTATTTCCTACTAGAATAGTTATTGAGCCTTATGAAGAAAGAAATTCTAAGATTGAAAACTCTTTTAGTGTTTGGAATGAAGTTACACATTCATATGATTTTCAAGCCTTTATAAAAGATGAAATAAATAATAGATTAATTATTCCAACAAGTTACACAAAAAACGAATTAAAATTAATGTACCCAACATATCAAATTGTAGATAGACGTAATATTTGTGAAAGCTATATGAATGCAAACAGACGTGTTGACAGAATTAATATGAAATATGATTTTAAGAATGATCTTCAAAAAAAGGCTTTAGACTTTTTGAATAAAAAAGAAAATATTAGACATCTATATAGACCTATGCAAAGATACTTATGTTTGAAAACAGGTGATGGTAAAACATATTGTGCGGTTAGATATATAGTTGATAATTGTGATAGACCTATTATTTTTGTTGATCAAGATTCATTAGGGCAGCAATGGAAAGAAAGAATATTAGAATATACAGATACTAAAGAAGAAGAAATTTATTATATTTCTGGAACTCCATCTATTAATAAATTAATGGAAAAAGATGATAGTGATATTCTAAAGATTAAATTCTTTATTTGTTGTTATAGAACATTGACTAATAATATTAAAAATACAAATAATTCAAATTTAATTAGTTCTTTGTTTAATAAAATAAAAATTACATTAAAAATATTTGATGAAGCTCATATTGAATACAGATCTATTTTTAAAATAGATATGATTTCAAATATAAGAAGTATTTATCTTTCTGCAACACCTAAGAGAAGTGATCCAAAGGAAGATAAAGTATATCAAAAAATATTTTATAATGTTAAAAAGTTCTTTTCGGATTCAGTAGAAAAAGAAGAGAATTATCACAATATTATTTTATATAATTGGAATTCAAAACCATCATTAACAGATCAAACAAAATGTTCTACTAAATATGGTTTTTCAATGGCTAGATATTGTTCTTATCTTGAAGAAAATAAATACGACCAGTTTGAAGAATTCTTATATGAAATAATTTTTAAAACAGTTTTAGCTAATAGAAAGAAAAAGAAAATGGCTATATTATTTGGAACTCTATCACTTCTTGATAAGTTTTATAATAATCTAGTAAAATATGTAAGTGATCAAGGATATAAATTAACAGTAAATAAATTTACAGGTAATACTGATAAAAAAGAAAAATTAGATATTCTTGAGACAACTGATATAATACTTACTACAGATAAATCATTTAGTAAAGGAATGGATGTAAAGAATCTTCAAGTATTAATCAATACAGTTCCTTTTTCATCTGATACTAAATTAATTCAAGTAGTTGGTAGATTAAGAAAAATTCCAGATAAAGAGGTTATTTTTATTGATGT